AAAGCCAAAATATCTATCATCATCCAAATGTGTTGGGCTCGGCTGCAATGTATGCACGCGCGAGAATTGATTGCCCGGAGTTATTTAATAGTTGATCTTAAAAAAAACAAAAAAGGAGGCTGAAAAATGCCTCCGTCTCCATTCTTATAAAGTTTCTCAGTCCGAATAAGAATGACAAAGGTGCAGACAGAAATAATATGTCCAAAAAAAATTTTTTAAAATGGGTAAAATAAAAACTTTAATTGCTAATGAATTAGTTGGAGGTACTACTACTGAAAAAGTATACCCAGTGACTTCCACACTTGCTGTATTTGATTCTAATAATAATTCTTTGGATACTTCCTTAACCGCTATGAATAGCGTTATTACAACCCAAGGAAATAGTATAACAAATTTAGAAAATAGGACAATCTCTTTAGAAAGTTCTATAATAAATAATACGGCAGACATAAACACCAATACTGACAGTATTGCTTCTTTAAATACTAGGGTTACAGCTTTGGAAGACTCTGATATTTCTGACTATGGTTCAAGAATAGAAGTCTTAGAAACTTTAACTAGTGCCTTACCAGCATCTAATGTGGTTATTGACACCGATAATACTACGTTAAGTACATGGATTATTTCTATGGAATCTAGGGTTTCAGCTTTAGAATTTAAATCTTTAGGATATATTAATGCTTCCATAGATGCCTCTGATAGAACTGCTTTAACTTCCTTTAGTTCAATAGCCGATGTTGCTGAAACTGTACCTGTGGTATCTAGGGTGTTGGGATGTATAATTTCTTATTATGGTACGGACTCTACTTGGCATAGATACCAGTATTCAGGAACTACTCTAGACTCTGCTTGGACAAACACTTCTAATTGGATTTCTATATGATAAATATAAATAAATTAATTTTAGTATATTCTTTATTTATTAGCATCCTAGCTGTTGTTTTTTATTTGTCTTATAGGACACAATTATCTAATGCTTCTTTGGCTAATATTAATTTGAAAGCTTGTAATTCTGAGCTTGATTCTTCAAAACAAAAGAATATTATCCATGAACTTACGCTAAGTCAACTACAGTATTATAATGACAGCTTAAATACAAAAGTACTGGAAATAGCAAAAGAATTACATATTAAAAATTCAAAATTAAAATCGTATGGTTATATACAATCTAAAATAGTTATAAAGGATACAATAGCATTTAAGGATACTATTTTTGTACCTAATTTAAACTTAGATACTCTATTAAAAGATAGTATATGGTATTCTCTTAGTATAAAATGTAAATACCCAGATACTTTATTAGTAACTCCTAAATTTAAATCTAAGTGCTGGGTTATATTAAATACAAGGAAAGAAACTATAAATCCTCCTAAAAAATTCTTCTTATTAAGATGGTTCCAAAAGAAGCATACTATTGTTGAAGCTAATGTTTTTGAGGAGTCTCCTTATATTATAACGGAAAAATCTAGGTTTGTAGAAATAATTAAATGATTTAGATATGGATATTATTATTACAGGTATTGTTGGTATGGTGACAGCTTTTATGAGTTCTTTTACTACTTGGCTGTTAGCTCGGAGAAAGTATAATGCTTCTGTAGACTCTGAAGAAATTGCTAATTTAAAGGAGTCTTTAGATTTTTATAAAAAGATTGTAAGTGACTATAATATTAAATTGGATTTTTATATTAAATTAGCCGAGGATAATAGAATTGAAGTCTATCGACTTAAAGGAGTATTGACCAGGGTGTTGTCTGAAAGTTGTACTGATAGCTCATGTACAAAGAGGGGATTTTATTCTGAAGACAAAATACGTGAAATCGTTAATGGAAAACATTTAAATGAAAATAACAGTAATAAGGAAATATAAAAAAGAAAAATATACTATAGGCGATATGTTCATAGATAATGTATTTTTCTGTAATACTTTGGAAGATGCTGTAAGACCTGTTAAAATTCCGGGAGAGACAGCTATTCCTAAAGGGATATATAATGTCGTTATAAGCTACTCTACACACTTCAAAAGAATGCTGCCTGAACTAGTGAATGTTTTAAATTATACAGGAGTAAGGATACACGCTGGAAATACAGACGCAGATACTAGAGGTTGTATTTTAGTAGGCGAGAACCGTGTTAGGGGTAAAGTTGTTAATTCTAGACATTTTGAAGACTTATTAATGGATAAATTAAATTCAGTAAAAGATAAAATTACTATAGAAATAAAAGATTAGCTTATGGGAAAGAAAAATGGCAGTGTCGCTCCAAAACTTATGCCTCCCAAGGCAGGAGTGTTAACTAGTAGTAAATTTTCTAAAGGTGGTCGCCTTAAAAAGTAAGATTTTACAAAAGATAGAATTGTGTTTAATTAAATATATACCATCTATTATAACTTTATTATATTTTTTAAATACAGTTCTATCTTATTTTACGAGAACCCGCCAAGCCTCTCAACGATGCTCAAATGTGTGGGTCGTTTTTTGTTTTACCATAGATTGTTCTTATCTTATGTACAAAAATGAATAGGTATATAGAAAAATTAAAGTCTTACAAAGACGAGGGTCTTTTAAATAATGAAAGCATCATGTGGAAATCTATTGAGGATATGGATGCTGCTTAATTTTTACCAAGAGGCGCATCCTGAGGAGTACCATAATATGGTTAAAAACCTACATGAAAAAATTAAAGGAGAGCATTTTGATAAAGCTTATGCTGGGTATGAAGTATCTAAAATGTACCATACTGATACTGAAAGAAAAGAAGTAAGGGGTGAGATAGTCTCATTACTTGTAGCTACTGAGGTCTACAATAAATATAGAAATCTATTACCAAACAAAACAACCATTGCGGACTTATATGTTGCCCTTAACTACCCTTACCATCGTTATATAAATTTATTTGAACAGTGGTTTGGGGATAATGCCCTAGAGAAAATCATAGAGGCTTCAATAACATCCTGGTTTAAGGATGAAGATATACCTAACGGAGGTAAAATATGGAAGCATTTTAAAGAGTATTGAAATAATAGGAGACTTAGGTTCTCCTATTATTTATACAGTTATATATGATTACTTATTTAGTTTATAAAACTATTATTTAAACCAGTTATCTCTAATTTTGCCTTATTATTAATAAGAAGAAGAAATTATGGAAGTTTTAAATGAGGATAATATTTTATCAAATTTAGATATAGAGAACTTGTTTATTGACTCTGATTCCAAAGAACCGGAGGAAGATAAAGCAAAGTCACAAGCTAATAAAACTACTGAGAGTCCAAAGGAGGATACAAAATCTACAGAAGATATTTTTTTAAACAATAGCGAAGATTTTAATTTTGAGGATTCAGAGAGCGTAGGTAGTGAAGATGAAAGTCAGGAGAGTACCAATTCTGCGAGTACTTCTAAAAACTTCTTCTCTTCCTTAGCCAATTCATTAAAGCAGGAAGGTATTCTCCCTGACCTTTCAGATGAAGATATAAAGAATGTAAAAGAGTCTAAGGACATCTCTAAATTGTTTGATTCTTATATTGCAAGCAAGATGGATGAAAAACAAAAAAGAATTGATGATGCCCTAAACTTAGGTGTGGATGCTTCTGATATTAAAAAGTATGAGAATGCAATATCTTATATAGATTCTATTACAGATGATAAAATCTCAAATGAAGGTCAAGAGGGTGAGAATTTACGTAAACAGCTTATCTACCAAGATTTTATGAATCGTGGTTATACTAAAGAAAGGGCAATTAAGGAAGTACAGAAGTCTTTTAATGCCGGTACTGATATTGAAGATGCTAAAGATGCTTTAATTTCTAATAGGGACTATTATAAAGAATGTTATGAAGACCTTATAGAGGAAGCTAGAGAAGCTAAAAAGAAATTACAGGAAGATATTGCACAGCGTACTGAAGCCTTTAAAAAGAATGTATTGGAGAGTGATAAGGTGTTTGGAGATATTGTTATAGACACTGCTACAAAAAAGGCAGCTCTGGATGCAGTATTAAAACCACAATATAAAGACTCTAAAGGCAATATGATTACAGCAGTGCAAAAGTACCAGCAAGAGCATTCTGACGAATTTTTAAAAAATATAGGTATTATCTACGCACTTACTAACGGCTTTACCGACCTTAATAAGATAGTACAGTCTAAAGTAAAAACAGCTACTAAAAATGCTTACCGTGAACTTGAAAATAAGATTAACAATTCACGTAGAAATTCTGATGGTAATCTTGTATTTACTAGTGGTGTTAGTGATACCGAATCTTCCTTTAATTGGAAGTTGGATGTATAAAATCTTATTAACTTTAAATTATAAAATAATATGGGAAAATTAGGTAAATTTCAGATGCAGGGCTTTTCACATTGGAAAGGTCTTACTCTTGAAAACCATTTGGGTGCAATTTTTCAGACATCCCCACAAAAGGCATCTAACCTTATGGTTAAGTTGCTAGCTCACTATAGAGGAAAGACCCTTGAAACATTTCTTTCAAAATTTCCAACTAAAGAGTTTGAGAACGACACTGAATATTATTGGGATATTATCGGTAGCACACAAAGAAATATTCCTTTGATAGAAGCACGTGATGAGGATGGTATTGTTATTACAGCGGCTAGTCCTAATGTTGGTGCTGGCACTGCTCCTTTCTATCTTGTGTTTGGGGAAGATTGGTTTGCTGACGGAGAGTTTATTGTAGGTAATCTTAATGAGCTCTATCAATTCCGTATTCTAGGTAATGCTAGAATGGAGGGTTCAAATGCTGTGTATAAAGTGGAACTTGCAGGAGGTAATAGTACTGGATGTCCTTCTGAAAGATTGCTTGCTGGTGAGAGATTTTCGGTTGAGGCTGCCTATGTAGAAAAAGAGCTTTCTAGAAAAGTAGGTGATGTTCGTTTTGCATCTCCTGTATCTATGAGGAATGAATGGTCTGTAGTTAGAATCCAACATAAAGTTCCAGGTTCTATGCTTAATAAAAAGTTGGCTGTAGGTATTCCTCAGGTAGCCGAAACAACTGACAATAAAATTGTGACAAAGACGTCAGACAAATGGATGCACAATGTAGAATGGGAAGTAGAGCAGCAGTTCCAAGACTATAAAAATAAAGCACTTGCTTTTGGACGTTCTAACAGGAACGGAAATAATGAATACACTAATGTTGGCAAGTCTGGTGGCGTAATTAAAACTGGTGCTGGAATCTTTGAACAGTCCGAAGTAGCTAATACGATGTTCTATAATAAATTCACTTTGAAACTTTTGGAGGATGCCCTGTATGAGCTTTCTGCCGCTAAGTTGGATTTTGGAGATAGATACTTCATAATTAATACTGGTGATCGTGGAGCTATCCAGTTCCACAAAGAGGTTCTTACTACAGTATCTGGTTGGACGCAGTTTGTGCTTGATAACTCTTCTTTGAAGGTAGTTGAAAAGACACAGTCAAACCTACATTCCAATGCTTTGAGTGCTGGATATCAGTTTGTTGAATATAAGGCACCTAATGGTGTAAGAATTAAGATTAATGTAGATCCGTTATATGATGACCCAGTAAGAAATAAAATTATTCATCCTGATGGAGGTGTCGCTATGTCTTATAGATATGATATTTGGTATATCGGAACTATGGACCAGCCTAATATCTTTAAATGTAAGATTAAGGATGAAAATGAGTTGAGGTCATATCAATGGGGTTTAAGAAATCCATTTACTGGACAGATGGGTAATCCTTATATGTCCTTTGATGAGGATTCCGCAACCATTCATAGAATGGCTACTCTAGGTGCTTGTGTACTTGACCCTACAAGGACAATGTCAATCATTCCTAGTATATTGCACGGGTAATTAATTAATTAATTAATTTAAGGGGGGGGGAGTAAAAGGCCTCCCCTTTTATAATAACATAAAAA